ACCAGCACTAACATCAAAACGACTTGAAGCATATTTATTCAAAGCTGCTCCTATATCACGTTCTGCATAGTCTTTTAAATCTACTAGATAAATTATAGGATGAATATCTGATAATCCATAAGCAAAGTCATCAAATGAATTATTGTTTAATTGTATTATCTCTTCTTCTTCAAACCTAACATTCTCCTCATCATCTCCTACTTTTTGATAGTAGTACATAATTTGTCCGTGTTCATTTCTCTTGACGTACATATTTTGACTGGAACGTAAAACTAAGTTGTCTCCTGTCCATTCTAAATAAGCACTACCAAAAATACGCGCATTCCTTAACCACCCGTATAAAATATTCTCTATATTTATATCTCGAAACATTTCTTCAAGTTCATCGCGGAGTTTATCATCCTCTGTAACTATATCAAAATTATCTTTAACAGCGTACAGACAGGGTAAATCAATTAAAGTTCTTATAATAGGGTCAGATAAATAAATATTCATATAGGTTCTGTTCTTTCCTATATGTGGTTCATAGTCTTTTTCCTGACCGAATGTAAATCCTCTATTGATTTTAAGGCGTTTGATAACACCCGCACCGTAACTTCGGGGGTCGTCTTCTTTATACGGAGGATTGCTTCCAACGGATGCAAACCTGCGTCTAACATTATCTATAAACGACATGGCTTTAAATAACTAATCATTATGAGTATATAAAGTTTTTGTTCCGATTTACCTATAAACCCCTTAAAGGTTGTTTGTTTAGGGACGGATTTCGACGTGTTGTTGTAAAAAGTGGTCCTGTGGAATGTCGGCGTCTTCCCAAGTCTTGATGTTTATTAATGCGTTGAGAAACTATAGTTTGACCAAAATTTCCACTCATTGGAAGCATACTAAGAGTAGCATGAATGGCCATAGCCGAACTATCACAATAATCATCATGCTTCCCGGAGGGTGCCGCTATCTTTTCTGTTTTATTAGCTACATCCATAGTGTATTCTAAATCTATATGTTCGCGCGTCCACTTATGTAAACACTTAGCTTCTTCCCCTTCTAATAGTTTAGGGTTAGGTACTTTTACTTTTCCTTGCTGTATATACGATTGGAAATCTCGATACATTTGAGTTTTAGTACCTTTAGGGCCTCCAGTAAAAACGAAAGGAACGAAATGAATACCAGCATTTATACACGCCAACCGTAAATCTTGTTCAACCGCACCCCCAATACCAGTACAATCGACAATAAGCCGAGAAGCCCCAAGCTGAGTGGTAACGTCCATAATACGTTGACGTTGGTATGGAATATCGTGTCCACCAGTTCTGGCATTGATTTCTTCAATGTAAACAAGCCTTGCCAAATTATCATCATTAGATTTTTCAAGGGACCATGCACTAATGACAGTAGAATTAACAGATTTGCCAATGTCAACACCAACAGTAATACTGCTTCCTCCCGCGAGTCCATCCCCATCCAATCGAGTAAGTTCGTAATCATCATAACATCCTTTTATTTTTTCTGGATTAAATACATTCGCTACCGACTCTACAAATTCACATTCATATTCTGTCCTCCAGTAGATAGAATCTTCCCCCCATTCCGTCATCTTTTCTAACATGTCTACTTCGTCGTAAGGAGCTGAATAAGCATCTCCCGGTTTCACTGCATCACGCCATGTAAAGTGTAATCTGCGGAATGTATCTGCATATCCATCATCATACAAATATCTATACATATGGTTGTCTTTTGACTTTGGTGTACCTAAATTTATGAACGGGGCCCTATTTGAAACTATCGCTGGTTCTACATTGTCTATAAATAGTTTATCGTCGATGAGAGGAGACTCATCAACTACTAGGAATGTAGGGTGTTGTCCACGGATAGCTTGTCCTTGGTTACTTGGCGCCAACGGAGCCCTTCTCATTATTGTGCCCCCCTTAAGTGTTATGTTGGGCTTATTATGAAAACGATAATTCTTTACTAACCCATTGAGAAAACTATTGTCAGCAAAGTGTCTATAAACGTAATTGAATATTAAAGCGGCTTGGTCTTCTGTAGGAGCAAGTATAAATACTAAATCTCTAAATCTGTTAAAGAACATATATATAGTAACTGCTACAGATAAAGCAAAAGACTTACCACTTCCACGTGGAGCTAATATAGCTAGTTTAGTTTGGCGGTCATCTTCTCTTTCTATTAGTGATTCTAAAATTATTTCTTCTTGAAGGGGACGTAAGCGTAATGGTCTTTGTTTACCGTCGATAAGATATGCAGAAGAGAAAGCACGGACCAACTTTCTCATTTTGTCTTTATCTTGTCTACACTTTTTGAATATATTCTCTAACTGTCTTGAATCTAATCCACCTTTACCGGTCAGAAGTGTCTTTAGATGTTTTTGGTCCTTCATCATTTGTTAAATCCTCTAAGAAAGCCCCAAAGCTTTCAGTGTTCTTTTCTATTTCAGTAGGTACTTCAATGTTTAGCGCTCTGAACTCAGTATGTATGTCACGAACGATTTGATTTCTTTGTCGCAAGAGCTCTGTTCTCGCGTTAACATCCCGAATACATATAAGAATTTCCGACCACAGAAGGTCTTCAAGAGCAAGATTGCGCGCCAGAAGACGGACAAGCTCTTTATGACGACCATATTCTGCTTCTCCGACTCTCTGACGTAATCTTTGCTCGTATTTCTCTACGTTCAAAGTGCTTTGCCTTCAGCAAGGGCTACCTTGACCTTAGACTTAACTAATCCAGCAAGCTCATCATCTTTTTCATCCCAAGCTGTAATAAGTACATTACGGACTAAAGAATCTTTAATGTGTTTCTTTGCTGTTTCATCTAGCTTTTCAAAAGCTTTCATCTGGGCTTTTGTTAAATTTTTATCTAATAGCTCCATTAGTTCTGCTTCATTGTTCTTTAAGTATTTAAAGACTAATGCTTTAACTGCTGGTACGGTGTAAGCGACGTAAGCACCTAAACCTAATACTAGGACAGCTAAACCAGCTAATAATGGGTCATCCATTAAAGCATCTAACATTCCAGATTCTTCTACAGTATCTAATATTTCAGTGATGTTTCCATCGTTACCTGTATTGTTTGATTCAGGTGCTGTATTATTGTCAGCTGTATTGTTGTTTGTTTCATTCATATGTTGATATCTCCATATATTGTGGGACTCTCACAAGGCACTTGCTATAAGTATCCTGTGAAACTCTGGCCCTACTGCGAGAGCCCATACATAAGTAGAATGTCTACCTATATAAAGGTTACTTCTTACGAAGTTTACCGTCTTTACCACGATAAGCTTTTTCTCCCTTTTTAACTCTACGTTTAGAGGGTTTCTTACGTGGAACTCCGTTCTTATTTTTTCTTACTTTTCTTACCATTCTTACTCTTCTTTGGTTTTAAAGAAGGATATTTTCTATACACAGCAGCTCTAATTCCAGCAGGACGTGGAGCATTGTGGGCTAACTTGAGAGCTGATTTAGCCCTCTTCATTGTATTGATAGGAAAACTTCCGGCTGGCGCGCCTCCTGCGGGTCCAGCAAATGCTATACCCTTCTTATACTTCCCTACGTTAGAGCCACCTTTCTTCTTACGTGCTGCTGCTTGTTTCTTCTTAGCTGCTGTCTTCTTGCGTGGTGCCATATTTACTTCTTTAATAATTTAAGTATTTCATCCAACTTAGCTAGTGTAGAATTAAATCCATTATCTTCTTCGTTCTGATAATTCATATTAATAAAATTCTGTTTGTCTAACTTGTCTAATATCGTTTTAGTGCAACAACAGTCGCAACATGTTTTTTCTTCTTCTTCTGCCATATTTATTTACTCCTTATTTTATTTTTCTTATGTTGTTTCTTACCTATGTTCTTGTGGTGTCTACTTCTTTCTTTAAGTTCTACCTCGGTAACATCTCTTATTTGTTTAACAGCTGTCTTCTTAGAAATAGGTTTCTTTTCTAACGCATGAGTCTTACCCCCTGCGTGACTAAAGACTTTAACTCCACTACCACTTTTTCTGACAGTTAGGGTTTTGTCTATGTTTTCTTTTTTATTTACGCTAGCCATATTTTCTCCTATAGTGTATTTCTTAGAGAACCTTTGGCGTAGTTCTTTTTATCCGCTGCATAGTCGGAATTTGGTGTAGGCATTACATCAGCTCCATCCATATAGATTGGTCTCTCATCTGCTGTAGAAGGCTTCTTTACATCTTTATAAGATGTGATAGGTTTTTTATAACTCATCTCATCTATCTCAGCCTTATCAGGTTTAGCGAAATCTAATTTCATATCAGGATTGTTTCCGTGAAAATGTTCACCTTTTAGTTCTGGGTCTTTTACCATTGTTATTTCTCCTCGCAACATTTACAGTTGCCTTTTTCCAATGCACTCAAGCGCATTTCCATCTCTTGTACTTGCTTAAACAAGTCTCTCACTTCATAGTCATTCATTCTATTTTCTTGAGTTTATTAAGTAACTCATCCTCACTTTCATGTTCGTGGTCATCCCCGTTACGGAATGTACCTTTTCTTGTTTGTTCTATTTGACTGTTCTGTTGAGCAGTCCATAACTCTAATACCTTATAAATAATCACTAGTGCTGGTGAACCTATAATAAGTAATACTGATTTATATGATTCTATATCTTCTACTATTTCTGGCTCTCTAAAAGCCATAGTAACTAAAAATACTGATAGCCCTACCCACGCCATAACTACAGGCGCTGCTACTAATATCATCATAAAATTAGAAAAGTTCCCATCAGGGGTTGCTGCGTCTTTCTTGTGATTACTCATCTGGTGCCTCCACTCTTATCATTGGGATATCAAACTGTTGTTGGAATATGTATTGCTCATCTACCTCATCCCATACAAGTAGTGCTACCCACATAGACCATTCACCTTCAGTTTCATTAAGTTCTTCAAAAGTAAAATTAAACCAATGGTCATCCCAATCTTCACCATTGACTGTTAAATATATATCTGTCCAGTTATAATCACCGGACTCTTCGTGCCATACGTCCACATAAACCAACACAGAGGCAGTATAATCGAAACAGTCTGTATCTATATCTGTTAATACGGATATACCTTCTGCATCTGGGTCTACCCAGAACACAGACATATTATCTGTTTCTTCGTTATACCAACCGGGATAGAAATGTACTGCGCTGTGGTTTCCATGTTCTTCCTCATACTCATCCTCATAATCACATGAACCATCATCTTCAGTAGCCTTATCATCATAATTATTAGCATCTATATCCATACACCCATATATAGGAGTAGTTTCATTTGTGGTACCATTGGGGTTATCATTTAGAACTACACATCTTCCATCATCGTGTGTAGCATTTGGTTGATAGTTTTCCGCTTCAGGATTAGTACACCCATACACTATAATTAAAAAATTACAACTACCATCATCAAAGGTAGCATCTGGATTATAGTTAGTGGCGTCTCCTTGCATGCAGCCCCCGATAGGGCCATCATCGTCATCAAAGTAATCACTAAGAATAGTCATGTTGGCCCCTCCACTCAAGAGCGCTAATAATATCACTGTGATTATAGTTCCTACTTTCTTGCCGACCTGAGTTTCCCCTATCTTATCGGCAGCCTTACCTATAGTTTCAAAAAGTTTTTCGTCCTCTTCTTCTGGTTTTTTCGGACCCTTAATTCCTAATATCTCTCGTTCTTCTTCAGAGATTACAGAAAGAGCCCCGTAATCATCGCGCGCCATGTATAGTTTTACACAACGCGCCTATATAAAGATTACCCTAATCCCATTCAGGAAATTGTGATTGACTCTCTACATCTAAATCCAATTTAGTTGAAGGTGCTATATCTGCATAGGTTTCCTTTTTACGCCTTTTAAACTTGGGCTCCCACTTGGGTATCTCTACATCACAAGGTCCACCATTGTGTTGCTTGTTAAACGAACACCACTTACAGAGATTTTGTGGTTTCTGTTCATAGCGCTCTTCATATTCTTCACGCTCCTTAATACAGTCATGTACCATCTTAATTAAGTCCTTAGCCTCATCAAGCACTTGCTGATTAACCTTAACGAAGAATGTATCATCAAAGCGTAAATAGTTGACACCCACAAAGTTAGGCATCTCTCCCATCTCTAATGTGTATAAAAACGCATAGATAATTAGTTGCCGATAGTATTCTTCAGGTAGGTATGCTCCGTAGCGCTTACTGGTCTTATAGTCCAGCAATGTAGTACCACCGTCGAAATCATTACATACAACATCCACAACTCCTACTATAGCATACTCAGTGGACTTAACCCACTTCTCAGCATACTTGGGAGCTACTGCGTTCCAAGCTTGTTGCTTGTTACGGTATATCTTCCACTCTACCATTTCTCCCAACTTCTTATTGACGGAGTCAACAAAATTTTGTAACAGCGCTTCTGTTTCGATATACATAGAATCCATCTCTTCCTTGGTGTGAACTTCCCATAACCATTTGTGTTTAGCTATCTTATCTTCCCAGCCTTTCTCGAACTCTCCCTGTACCCAAATCTTTGGGACTCCTTTCTCCCATTGGCTCAATGTCCTGAACTTCTGTTTGAATAGGTCCTCAAGCACTCGATGTACTAAGGTTCCGCGAAATAAATGTATAGTCTTCTTCTCGGGTATCTTAGCAATGTACTTGTAATAAAATTCGCGGGGACACTTCATATAGGTGTTTATCTTGGAAGGACTAAGCCTCATATGGCTCGCAGTCCATTCAGGTTCTAAGCCCGACTTAGCATCCTTAGTTTTACTTGCTGCCATTCCATTCACCTGCACTACCGTTCATTGTAAACGTTGTTTTCATTTCGTATGGTTTCCCACACGTTATACATACCATTCCGTAAGTCTTAACTTCTTCGCAGCTGCACTTTTCCGTGGCTGCTTGAAAGTCCTTGTATGACTTACCATGAAAGCCATCAGGCTCTACTTCGTCTTCTTTTGTGTTCTTTTTCGACATGTTTATTTTCACTACTACTTCTACCACTGTGGAGTATATAAAACTTACGGACGCTCTCTCAGTTGAGACCCCCTGTGGGCTGGTGTTTGGGCAGTGCTTAATAGAGCTTAGTATTGTTGTTAATAGTGTTATACTACTCTATCTATATAATGCTATATAGTGGATTCAAAAAATACCTCGATTTGTTTATACCCCTAGCTGGCGCTATGTGGTCATGGGGGTGATATCGTTTAGACGGGGGGTATCTGAAGAGATGAAAAAAGTATGAGCAGGATTATATCCTTTATATACCCCCTTTTACAATATATAAATTTGTGCTTAAACACTTACCCATAAGCATATATATAACGTAGCTATTGTATATTTAGAGGTTAAGAAATGAACACAAACACAAACATAACACCAGCAATGGTAGCTAAGCACAACAAAAGAGTAATAGCTAAAACAGTAGCTATGCACATATGGAAGATGACATCACGTATGTCTACCCCTACCCGCCATGCTACATGGAATAAATAAATGGTTAGGAAAAGGCCATCATGGCACCACCCTAATAATACAGTATACTCTGGTAACTTTTGGAAAGGCTTTAAGAAGGCCACACATGGAGCAGGTCTTGGTAGATGTTGCTCATGTAATGCATTCACTATATGCACTAATAGCAACAAGGGGTTAAAGCATTACTGTAAAGTATGCTATAGGGGGTAGGCCCTCCCATACCCCCCCTATATAAATGTGGTATGTCAAGTATATAATAGCATGGCTATTAGTTAATCTAATAATAGTAGATGTATGGTTCGTATTGGAGGTGGGTA